AAACTTATCCACAGGTGCAACCCAATTTGCGCCTTTAACTGCCTGGTCAAATTTCAACGCGCACTCATGGTCAGTTTTACTCGAGCAACAACATATCAAAGCATCAAATACCGCTTCAAACTCCCCACCCTCATCGACAATGCTGTCCATGACCGCCGACAATGTCGCCGCTTCAAGCAGTTCATCGCCTTGATCAGTCAAGCGCAAGTGATACACCATGTGTGCTGGGGCACTGGGATGATTCCAGTCAAATATAGAGTCTTGAGCCATCATTGGCAATATTCCTTATCGTGTTGGGATTGCATGGGTTGAGCTCAGAGGGAGTTACGGTTAATTGACCCCACCGTGCTTGCCATGGAATCGCGCCATTTTGTTGTGATATTTTTTGGCTTGACCCGTCGCACCAATCGCTGCGGCTTTGTGCGCGTAATGAGCCACACGATGCGCCACTTTTAACGCTTTGGCATCACCCGTTTTAGCGTGACGCTTGGCGTGCTGTGAAGCCGATACCGCAGCACCAGACTGGCGACTGGCCCGTTTATATTGATTGCCACGGAATGGATGCCCCACAAAATCGCCATCCATCGTCGCTTCGTCATCGCCCGCCATCGCGTCCCATTCAGCCTGTGCGTCAAATTCGTCCTGCTCATCGTGTTCATCAATCCACTCTTCTTCCTCATCATCGAGTGCCTCATCAAAACGGGCCGATGCCAGTTCAGCTTGTGCTTGAGCAATGGCTTGATCCAATTCAACTAAACGCTGTTTGAGGGCATCTTCTTTACGGGTGACCGTCGATTTGATGCCCACAGGCAATGTCACCTTGGTTTGAGCTAACTTTTTTTGAAATTTACTCAGATTGGCATCAACCGCATCAATCACTTCGATGATCGCGCGTTTATAGTCGTCTTGATGCTTAATCGGAATGGCTCGCCCATTGAGTCGGACTTGGTAGATGTCGCCACTTTGCTTGACGCGCAGTACCGCTTCTTGACTGTCGGCAAACACCAAATGAATTTGTTTAAATGAGATGGCGTTTTCACGGCGGGTTTTACCATCGACCCAACTGCTGGCAACCGTGCTGCCCGCACGCCGTATGATCTGTAATAAGGATTTCGGTGCGGTTTTTTCATTGGTTTTGAGTTCATCAAAGTTAAAGACTAAAGACATGGATGCCGCTTTCACAAATGGATTACAGCCATTATCCTGTCCAAATCAACTCATTTTTTTAACCGTTCCCGCTTCAGACCTGTACTAATGCGGTGCGTCTGTTTCACCGCCCCCATCCCCGTTTTCATAATGTCTGTGGTCTTTACCCACATTCACACCCGCATTGTTCAAAGCCCCTGACACAGATAAATTGCCAGCCATCTGCACCGCATCGGCAATCGACAATGCCCCCGAATGCGCCGTGCGCTTAGTTTCTATCACCAACTCAGCACACTTGAGCTTGAGTGTGCCTGTGGCCACAATTTCAATATTGTCATGCTGCCATTTGCGCCAACCCAGACTGTTGCCTGTCTCTGAATTTCTAAAACCGACAATCACGGGATAACGATGGTCATTGGCTATAAAGTCAATCCAAACCAAATCTCCTGGGTTGATTTGAATCTCAGTATGTTTGGCATTGTCCCCCAATGAATACATCAACTCGGCCTCTGGCAATAATCGGTCACCATCGGTCAGACCAATCGCCCGAATACGAACCCGACGCCGTGCCCCATCGTAGCTCACAATTTCAGCAGGATACATGCTCATGCCCTCACCCCCAACCACAACATGGAATAGGGCAAGCGTACACCGTTGGCATTTAAACTCGAATCATGCGCCGCCGTAATCACCACAAAGTCGCGCCCCATGACTTGCACCACATCGCCCGCAGCGCAGTCAGGGGCATATTGAGCAGGAACAACTTTGACGTTAAGCAACACCTGTGACATGGCGTACAGTTGTTGACTGGTTTTATGAGGGACAAATGCCACGGCTCGCGGCTTAGAAAAGTCACCTTGAACCACCTGACCATCTGCTCGAATACTGTAATACGCAGGGATTTCATGACGTTCTATAAAACCGCTTTTTTGCGTTTCATCCGCCAACACGGGTATAAAGATTGTGCTTTTTCGAGTGAACACATCATTAATTCGATAAAAAGACACGCTATCGTCGTCCGCATTCCAACAGACCACTCCGCCCTCTTCCTGCAAGATTTGTGCAATTTGTAAACTGGGCACATCACCTTGGTAGCCATAAAATCTCGGAACCGTAAAATCCTTTTTGATCGCGACCTTGGCACCACAAGCGGCATAAATCTCGGACAATGAGGTGTTCTCTCGAATGACAGCCTTTTGTAAACGATATGACATCGCACACGTCCCTGAATGCAACGCCACAATGCGCCGTGCTTTAAGTTTAGCGCCCTGTATCACTGAAGTATCGATGTTTTGCGCATACACAATCGTGACCTTGGTGCGTCGATGACCGACACGCAGTTGCCGACCTTCAGTAAAGGCTTCGGCTGTACTGGCGTCTAAACGAATGGTGGCCTCAAATGTCATGGGCACGGGCTCAAGCGAAGAACGAAGTACCGCTGACAGCAGTGCATCCCCTGACAATGGTTTATCGAGCGCGTCACCATAATAAATCAACATGATGAATCCAAGGCTAAAGGATAAGGCTGCCAACGACTGATCCCGCTGGTTGGCTCATGAGTACTTGATTTGGATATGACTTGAATCGGCGTGGCCATGCTGTAATCGACTTGCTTGACCACGGGCACGTGATCATCAAGATAGGGCATCTGACAATTGAGCGTGAGATTCCACACCAAAATACTCAGGTTGTTGCGCCCTTCCACATCAACAGGCTCGTCCATCGGCTCATAACTTTCTAAACTGCATGTGGTGGTGAATGTCTGACCGTTGTGCGTCCACACGATGGGCCAACGATGCGACTCAAAAGCATTGAGATACAATCGCATCTGTGACACCATCGCGCGTGCTGTTTCTGACTCATGCGTCACATAAGCCAATTGTGCGCGCGCCTCGACATGGTCAAATCGCGCCTTATAGTAAGTCACAGTGGGCGCTTCTGTCAGTGAAACGATCACTGGATTGGCAATGGACTGACCACGGTCTGGCGCAATCGGGCTCATTTCTTTGGCAAATGCCAATAACACAACGGGCAATGGTGCCTCAAGATGGCGCGTGCCCGTCTTTTGGTACTGGGCAAGCAGTTCTTCAGCCTTATCCACCATGCGGTCTTCACATACCGCTAACTTAGCCATGTCCTGACGTTGCTGATACGCCTGTAGGGCTGGGGTAACGGGTAACAAGCGATTTAACCCTTTTAAAATATACGCTGCAAACGCGCTTTTAATCACGTCATAACGACCTAAATTACTGTGCATGGCGTCAAAGACTTTCTTTAAGGCATGGCATGTCCATCGGATTCATGCTCAAGTGGTTCTAAAACATATACAGGCACATACGGTGGCAACTGGTTCGGTGAGCGAATCAATTTGATTTGATATTCAACCACCCAGTTGGGCATCACCCAAAACACCCGATCATCTTTTTTAAGTTCGCACGTGACAAGCGCCCGTCGCTCGTCAACCGGTTCGATATACGCTTCAATTAAAATTTGTTCAGGGTTATACGCCAAGCCTTGAACATTGCCAATTAAATCCGCCCCCTGTAAATGCCCTAAAAACAACATACGGGCGGTTGTCACGCTCTGAATGGCATAATCGGCATTGTCCGCTTGAGATAATAAAGCCGCACCCCCCATGGTATGCGGTGCATTGGCGGTGAAGGTTTTTCGATACACTTCAACATCAACTGCATTGGGATGGCGTAGGGTCAAAGCTTGTGCGGTTCGTCTAATCGCCTGCGAAATATTATTGAGCATACTGCTTGACCGCTAAATCAAATGTGGTTTGACTAATGGCGCCAATCTTAAGAGCCGCCTGTAAATCACGGATGTATTTTTGTTTGGCTTGTGAGCTTAAGCGCTGTCCAAGTGCCTCGGCCTTTTTTTGTATGGCTATGGGTTTGAGTTGTTTGGCTGTTGGTTGAACATCCGACTTTTTACTCTTTGTCGCAGGGGTCTTAATGGCTTTTGCGGCCACTCGGTGTTGCTGCCAAGTTTCTTGTTTAAACGATTGTGCAAAAGCCTTTAGGTCTTTATTCGTTTGATCTTTGTATTGCGGTGACACATCGTCCCGATAGGCGGCAATCCATTGTTTAATAAATGCTTTAAAGCTTGGGGATTGTGTGACCACGGTCATGACCCGTAACACATGTTTACAGGCCAACCCTTTTAAGTTGGGATTACGAATTTTAGGAAAACCACTTTCGGCACGCCCTTCATTAAATCCGCCCGCTGAGGCGATGAATCGAAACCAAAATCGATGACGACCACAATCACAATCAAATTTGATGCGACTACTGGTGAGGGTTTTAATGAGTTTATCGTCTACTCGACGTGCAGCAAGCACCGAACCAAAGTCTAAAAATCGAACGTGAACCAAATGGTGGCTGACATCGCTGTGTGCACTGGCATTGGTACTGAACACGACTAAACCATTGCCATCTTTACGTAATGGCAATGCCGTTTTAATTTCATCTTGCGCCCGCTCTCGGTCGGCGGGTAAAGAAAAACTCAGTACGTGGCGTGCCGTAATACCTCCCTTATGTCCTGCCTTGGTCAGTTTACCCTTTATATGAGCGATTTTATGTTTGAAGCGTCGTAAGTCTTCATAGGTAATCGCGCGGTGTTGACCATCAATGGTGGTGGTGAGTTGACGTAAGGCCGCATCATAGTCACCCGCAACTTCGTCAGGATTTAAAATCCCTTTCGCGTTGTTGCGCTGCTCAACTTCGGCTTTAGAGTGTTGAGCATATTCATTAATGAGTGTTTTAACAAGAGATCGGGGCATTAGTACAAGTCCTCAACGTGATTGCGTTGCCGTGTTTGAGAATGTGCTCGCAAATGGATGGGCGTAAGGAAGCGACGCGCACCTTCCTGCATGGGCTCATCCACACTGTTTAATCCTGCAATGGCTGCGGTGGCATACCAATCGGCGCGACTGCCATACACCCGTTGATTGGCTATAGTAGGGTCAAGCGTTTCATTGGGCATGATGACTGTGTTGATGGCGGGTTGCCACACCAAGGTGGTCAGCGATTCATCACGTACGCGGCGGTAGTGGCGCGAGACTTTGAGGGAATCAATGGGCATGGGACGTTCTCAAGAAAGTAAGGACTTCAATGGTACTATCGAATCCGTGCCATCTTTTTAGAGGTTCTTTTATGAAAATCAATGCCGCTTTTTGTCGCTATGCAGGTGAACCCTTATCACTCTATGCGGCTGTGCTTTCGGCCAGCAATGGCCGTCAAGTGATGACCATTGCCAAAAAAGGCAGACATTCAACTCGAAAAGAGTCGGGAATGTTGCTCATTGTGGATGCAGCCACACAAGAAAATTTCGATATGCTGTTTACTTCTGAACGATTTTTAGATGGGTTAAACGCCTACCACGATGTCTTGAACAGTCAAAGCTTGGTCATCGATGAGTCGCTGATGCAATATAAACCCGATAACAGTATTGAAATGGATGGACTGAACCAAAACGGCTCTATCAATTATCGTTTTAATGAGGTCAATAATGGACAGGCCGCCGTCTTGGCTATTTGTTTATATTTTAGAGAGTTGACGGGGTTTATAAAAAGCATAGACAGCATGTCCCAATGGGAGCAGTGTTTTATGACCATTTAACCTCAGACTTTAAGACATTGAAGTTACTACACAAGTACGCCCGCGATTCACTGATTTATAGCATTAGCACTGATTGATAACGTCCTTTGATTTGCTAGACATTCTACATTTTTAGCACCTTGGATCGCATGAGTTATCAACGACACTACACATGACATCATGGGCTCCAGTAGTGTGATGTCTTATTGTGAACGGCTGGAGATAAAGATTTTTCGATGGTTTCCTATGTTATAGGAGCGTATTTTTAGGAGTAAATCTGTCAATTTTAAGCCGAATTCGTCTGTTTCTAACCGTATTGATAGTGCAACCTGCTAATTCAGCCACGGCTCGGTCACTTATGGTACCCAGTTTGGCATCCAGTTCTGGCGTCCAATTTACTTGATGTAAGCTGGTATAAGAAGCGATACCTAATTCTTTTCGTTTTGCGCATAAACGGGTTTTACTCACACCCGTGCGGTTTTGAATTTCCTTGTCGGTAAACTTTCCTAGCATGCTTAAAAGTTCAGGAGTCCACTGAATTGTTTCTTGATATCCGCGATAAGACGCAATACTCAAACTTCTGCGTTTTTGAGCCACGGTCACTTTATGAGTCCCTAACCGTTTGGCAATAGCGCTATCAGGCTGTGTACCAAGTAGCTCAATTTCGTCTTTAGTCCAAACATGAGCACTACGTTTATACTCAGGTTGTTTTCTGAAAGGGCGAATGCCCAGCTCTGAACGCATTTTTCTAACCACAACCGCTGATAAGCGCAACTTTGAAGCAAGCTGACTGTCTGACATGGTACCCAACATGGCAATTGTATTTGTAGTCCATTTGAAGTTGTATTTTGGTGTGAATGCAGGAATCTTGAGGCGTTTACGCCTTCTAAAAACCACTCCAGTGTGAACGCCAAGCATTTTTGCCAATGCTTTATCAGTCATGGTGCCAATCAATTCAAGTGCCCACTGTTCCCATTCATATGTATCTGATGCAGGTCTATACGCCGCTATACCAAATTTAATCCTCTTGACTCGTACACTGACGTCAGAACATTTAATTATCTTAGCAAGTTGAGCATCTGACATCTTTCCCAATTGCTCAACATACTCTGGCAACCAATTAATGAATGTTCTGATTTGCTTATGTTTAATGCGTCTTTTTTTGGTACGATTGCTTGGAAAAATCAGCGCCGATGTTTTTGATTTACTCAT